CATTGTCGACACTGTAGAAGAACTCTTGGTGTTGGTTCGCGAAGCAACTGAAATTGAAAGGGCAGAATAATGGCTAAGATTGTACCTTACGAACAAGCGCCTTATCAACAAGGCTACGAACAAGCCAAGGCCGGCGAAAAATACAACAATCCGTATTTGAAACTGGAAGACGCCGAAGCAGACGCTGACGACTTCCAACGTGGATACGACAACGCTACGGAAGAACAGGATGACTGATTTAGAAATTGCACATCAACAAGATATTGCACCCTGGGACGATCGTGTGGAAGAACTATCAGACTTCCATGTGGTAGTGTTTCGTGACCGTTATCCTGTTGCCCCGGGGCATTTGTTGTTTGTACCACAGTATAATACTGATGCAGTAATTATGGACTGTTTTGAATCAGCTATGTTGCATGGTCGGCGCATGGTCGCTGATGGCAAGTGTGATGCTTTTAACATCGGCATTAACATGGGTCAAGCAGCAGGTCAAACTGTGATGTACCCACACGTTCATCTCATTCCGCGCAAGACAGGCGATTGTGCTGATCCCATTGGCGGTGTGCGTGGAGTTATTCATGGACAAGCCAACTACAAAGCCGCAGGGTATCAACAACCTGCATAAGTATTTCTCTAAGCGGCCTGTCCGGCATCATCCCGCTATACAAACTCTGCTGCCTATGCTATAATACATAGGAGGACAATATGGCAACAAACCAACCAGTACAATACAAGTACACCAGCACCAAAGAGTATCATGATGCTTTTCCCTGCGCATACCGACAATGGCGTGCTGACAGTCACTGCAACCTAATTCATGGTTACAGTTTCTCAATGAAGTTCTATTTTGGCACAGACAATTTGGATGTGCGCAACTGGGCCGCCGACTACGGTGGACTTAAAGAACTTAAGAAACAATTAGAAGATCAGTTTGATCACACGTTGTTGGTGTCTCAAGATGACCCAGAACTTGAAACATACAAGTTATTACAACAAAAGAAAATGGCCAAACTCACCGTCCTGCCTAGGCTGGGCTGTGAAGGACTGGCAGACATGCTGTACAAGTATGTTAATGGTGTTTACATTCCGGACCTGTGGGGACCGGGTGAAGCAGAGCGTCTCTGGTGTTATCGTGTGGAAGTGCGCGAAACACAGAGCAATATGGCTTTCAGAGAAGGTCATCGCGAGTGGATGGAAGATCTGTTCGTTTAATATAACAAGGAAAAATCATGTTAGATCGAATCTTAAATGGTGTTGACCGTGCATTGGCCTACAAGCTCATGCTGGCACATGTCATTATCATTGCTATCAGCAACTACATTGTGCAGTACAAATTCTCAGTGTTTGGTGCACCATTGGCAGCAGCCGCGTTTACATTTCCACTAGTGGTTGTGTTGACCGACCTGACTGTGCGATTGTTGGGCAAACAAACTGGTCGTGCTGTGATTGCCTTGGCATTCATTCCTGCGATTATTGTGTCAATGGCAGTGGTCAAGCTAGGCGGCGCTCCTGATTCAGTTGCATTCCGCATTGGCCTTGGCAGTGGATGTGCCTACTTTATCAGCAACTTGCTGGATGTGTATGTGTTTCAATACATTCGTGAGAAGTATGCTACTTGGTGGATTGCTCCTGCATTGAGTTCAGTTGTTAGCACATTCTTTGATACTTACGTGTTTTTCTTTACTGCATTTGCCGGCGGCGCCAATGAGTTTATGGCTACTAACTGGCACATTGTTGCAACCAACAATTCAATCAGCAAAGTCATTGTGAGCCTATTGGTGATCCTTCCTGCATATGGGTTGTTATTGAGTCACTTGCAGAAAAAGCTGGCAGCTGAAAATCAAGCATAATTACATCAAATTGGTAGGAATTTATGGCACAAGAATTTGATATATCTTTACTGTTGGCCACACGAGGTCGTACAGATGCGTTGGGCAAAAGTGTTCGCAGTTTGTTTGAATTAGCAGACAATCCTCATCGGTTGCAAATCATGTTTGGATTTGACAAAGATGATGACAAGGGCAAAACTTACTTTCAAACTGAACTACAACCTTGGTTAGACTCACACGGTTACCACTATACCGCCATGTTGTTTGACCCATTGGGATATATCAGATTGCACATCTACAACAACAAGATGGCCGAGAAAGCCTTGGCTCCTTGGTTTGTTATTTGGAATGATGATGCCATCATGCAAACTCAGGGGTGGGACAGTGAGATTTTGAAATACAATGGCAAGTTTAGATTGTTGGCATTTCACACTCACAACGACCACCCCTACTCAATTTTTCCAATTGTTCCTCGAAAGTGGTACGACTTGCTGGGATACATCAGTCCTCATCCCACACAAGATGGATGGCTAAGTCAACAGGCATACATGCTGGATATTTGGGAACGAATTCCAGTATGGGTAGAACATGACCGCCATGACTTGACTGGCAACAACGGCGACGAAACATTTAAAAATCGTGCCATGCTAGAAGGTCGTCCTGAGGATCCATTGGATTTTCACAGCTATCAACAAATGGATTTGCGCCACCGGGACTGTACAAAACTGGCCACATACATGCGCGGTGAATTAGACATGGATCTTTCATTCTTTACCAATGTGTTTAATGGCACACAAGATCCTTGGGAAAGGTTAGCACAAAACGATGTAAACAGCCAAATGGTTCAATTTGCCAATCCCCATACGCATTTTACAAAAAAAGATACTGATCAAAAACAAGTAAATAATGCATGAAAAGAAAAATTGCCTGGGTACAACCAAACTTTCAACAAGGTCCCAAAGAACTTAACGCCTACTACCTGCCATACTCAGCAGGTGTGATCTGGAGTTATGCAGTTGCGGAACCCAGCATACGTGATGCATGGGAAGTGACTGAATGGGTCTGGCGCCGGGACGACATAGAGCCAATTGCACAACGACTGGCTGAAAATGATGTTGTGACATTTAGCACTTATGTGTGGAATCATAATTTCAACTATGCATTGGCTCGCAGGCTCAAGGAAATTAAGCCTAGCGTGTTGACCATATTTGGCGGACCTGAACCTGCAATTACAGACAAAGACCTGTTTCGCAAAGAACCGTTCATGGACATTGTGATTTGCTACGAAGGCGAAATCACATTTAGAAATCTCATGCTGGCATATGACAGCAAAGACTGGGAATCAATACCTGGCTTGCTGATCAATCGAGACGGCGAAGCTATAAGCACTGGCGATGCCAAGCGCATTGAAACTCTTGAAGATATTCCTAGCCCGTATCTGGCAGGTGTATTTGATGACCTAATGGCTGCAAATCCTGACATCATGTGGCAAGGCACACTAGAAACTTCTCGTGGTTGTCCATTTGCTTGTACATTTTGTGACTGGGGTTCATTGACATACAACAAGGTCAAGAAGTTTGGTTTAGAACGTGTGTACCATGAGTTGGAATGGATGGCCAAGCACAACTTTGATTTCATATCAATTACCGACGCTAACTTTGGTATGTTTGCCGAGCGTGACAGTTTGATTGCAGACAAGATTATTGAATGTCAAGAAAAGTACGGTTCTCCAAGAACTTTCTCAGTGGCCTGGGCCAAGAATCAAAAGAAAGAAGTTGTAGACATTGTTAAAAAATTGCTGGATGCTCGAGGCTTCAATCAAGGTCTAACGCTGAGTGTGCAAAGTCTTGACTTGGATGTGTTGGAAAACATTCGTCGCAAAAACATGGAAATGAACAAGCTCAACGAAGTGTTTGAGCTGTGTGAGCAACGTAACATTCCAACATACACTGAACTTATCTTGGGCCTACCTGGTGAAAGTCTTGAGTCTTGGAAGAAAAACTTTTGGACCTTGTTCGAAATGGGCAATCATACTGGACTAACTGTGTTCCAGGCTCAGTTGTTGGAAAATGCTGAGATGAATCTGTTGCAGAAGAAGTTGTTCAAAATTACCAATCAAAGTGTAACAGACTATTTTTCTGGATCATACTCTAACGAGCACATTGAAGAAGCCATTGACATTATCACTGGCACCAAAGACATGCCGTTTGATGTCATGATGGAAGCACATATTTTTTCATGGTTTATTAACACCTTCCACATCAATGGTATCAGCACACTGTTGAGTCGACTGGTGTTCAAGTATCAGGGTGTGCCTTACAGCGAGTTTTATGCAGACCTATTTGAATACGTTCAAGGTCATGAATGGATCCATCGCGAACAAGAAGAAGTTCGCGAGTACTATCGCAGTTGGATGACAAGTGGACGCATCAATCACCCCAAGATTGGCATTGAAATTCACGGATGGAACCTCATACACAGAACTGTGTTGAACATGCATGTGGAAAAACAAAATCACAATATCTTTGACATGTTAGAAAAGTTCATGAGTCGTTATGATTTGCCGCCTGTGTTGCTGGAGAACATCATGCGATTCCAACGCAGGTACCATGTGGCATACGATGCTATGAATACCTATCCTGAGGTTTTGGAACTAGACTACAATATCTGGGAATATCTCAGCTTTGATCACGAACTTGTACATGCGCCAAGAGAATATCAACTGGAGTTTCCAGAAGATAAAACCATGAGTTTTCCACGTTTCTTAGAACTATTTTATTTTGCTAGACGCAGAAATTTTGGAAAAGCCACAGTTGAATGCCTGAACGCTGACACGCAGGTGGACGTTGCCAAACGCGGAGATGCTGGCGCCAGGGCAAAACTAGCAGCCTAACAATGCGCCGACTGTTTACGTTTGGTTGTAGTTTCACAAACTATCGCTGGAGCACCTGGGCAGATTGTCTTGCTCCAGAATTTGATCACTTTGAAAATTGGGGGCAAAGCGGTGCAGGCAATGAGTTTATATTTAACAGTGTGATGGAAGCTGATCAACGTTGCAAATTCAACGCTGATGATACAGTAATTGTGTGTTGGACTACTCCTAGTCGAGAAGATAGATATATTAATGGTCGCTGGCATACATTAGGCAACATGTTTACCTGCTCAATCTATAACAAAGATTATCTTGTCAATCATGTTGATAGTCACGGATTGTTGATCAAATCGTTGGCTTACATCAAAGCAGTAAAAACATTGTTGGAAATTCGCAACACGCAATGGAAATTTTTATCTATGGATGTGTTGGATTCTCTAAATATCTATCAAGATGTGGTAGGCTCAATACTTCCTAGCTATCAAACAGTGTTGTTTCCTGGTGATTGGCCCAACAGAGATGGCGACCCACACCCCAGCCCTGAAGAACATTTGGCCTATTTAGATGCAGTATTACCGGGTTGGGTGACAAAACAATCTACTCGTGTTAAAATGCATGATGAAAGTATCAATCTAAATAAGAATCCTAAGAAATCAGGAATGTCAAAGGTAACAAGGTTATAAACAATGAAATTAAAAGTAAGTGAACTATTTTATTCTGCCCAGGGCGAAGGACGCTATATTGGAGTTCCTTCTATCTTCTTAAGAACCTTCGGCTGCAACTTTACGTGTTCGGGATTTGGATGCAAACCCGGTGAAAAGTCTACTGGTGCTGATGAGGTGGCCAAGATTGTTCATATGTACAATACATTTGAGGAACTGCCCTTAGTAGAAACTGGTTGCGACTCGTATGCAAGTTGGCACCCAGATTTTAAACATCTAAGTCCCACATACACTGCACAAGAGTTAGTTGATAAAATGGCTGCGTTGTTGCCCAATGGCAATTGGCAACAACCCAATGGCAATCCAGTGCATTTGGTCATCACAGGTGGAGAGCCGCTGTTGGGTTGGCAACGTGCATACCCTGAGCTGTTGGACATGTTGCATGAACGTGGATTGCGGCATGTTACGTTTGAAACCAACGGCACCCAAGAATTGTCAAGAGAATTCAAACAATATTTGACAAACTGGTTTGGCGAAATCACATTCTCAGTGAGTCCCAAACTCACTGTCAGTGGAGAAAAGTATGAAGATGCTATCAAGCCTGACATCATTTGGGAGTACGAAACCCACGGCATTACATATTTGAAATTTGTTGTTGGACACATTGACGACTTCAAAGAGCTTGATGTGGTTGTTGACGACTATCGAAATCGTGGATTTGGTGGACCAGTTTTTGTGATGCCAGTTGGCGGAGTTGTTAGTGTGTATGACGGCAATAGAATTCACGTTGCTGACGAAGCACTCAAACGAGGTTACTGGTACAGCCCAAGATTGCATGTGGATCTTTGGGGTAACGGGTGGGGCAAATAAATGTCTGAAACAAAAAAACGCACAGTGGTAAGGATGCTTACCTACAGATTGACGGCATGGCTGTTTACAATCTTTTGGACTTACTTGTTCACAGGTAATTTGGGAAATTCAGCAGGATTTGCCACAGCATTGCATGTTCTATTGAGTGTTGATTACTACATACACGAACGTATTTGGTTGAAAATTAAATGGGGCAGGACTGATGTTTGAATGGTTTAAGAAAAAGAAAAAGGTCACCAAGCGTGAACTACCAGAAGTTAGTAAGACTCCTCCTATGCCAGAGGTTAAAGCATCAGTAAAGTCCGAAAAACAAATTGCTACCGAAAAGGGCGAGCCCTTTGTGGCTGTGCTCAGTATGGATGTAGATCCCAACAACTTGCATCAAGGTGCATTTGAACTAGACTGGAATGAAATCTTTGTGGCTCGACTGGTAAAAGCTGGCTACATGATGAAGCCCACAGACACCGACGGAGACATTGTTGACCGTTGGTTTCAAAATGTATGCCGCCATGTTGTGATGGAAACATGGGAACAAGAACAAGCCATCAAGAACTCCGGCATGTATGTTCAAAAGCGAGATCTTGGCGATGGCAGGAGCGAAATATCATGATATTCAATCACATTAAAGACCTCAAAGCCGAAGGTAAAAAAATTGGCATCACATTCAGTCAATTTGACATGCTTCATGCCGGACACATTGCCATGCTGGCCGAAGCAAAGAATCATTGCGATTACTTAATTGCTGGACTGCAAACCGATGCCAGCATTGATCGGCCAGGAATTAAAAATCCCCCTGTACAAAGTATTGTGGAACGCCAGATACAACTAAGTGCTTGCCGATTTGTAGATGAAATTGTTGTTTACACCACCGAACAAGACTTAATTGATCTAATACTAACCTTGCCAATTGATGTACGCATACTTGGTCAAGAATACGAAGATACCAACTTTACTGGCCGCAATGAAGGTGTAGGGCAACACATCGAACATGTGTTCAACAGCAGAGATCATTCATTCTCAAGCTCAAGCCTACGCAAGCGTGTGGTAGCTGCCGAAACAGAAAAAGTACTATTGCAAAAATGATACTGTATGTAAATGGATGCAGTCACACAGCGGCTGCCGAAGCGGTGGTGCCTGATTGTTTTGCTGTGGATGATGGTAGATATGGTATTGACCGTAGACCACATCCAATCAATTTGGAAGCCAGCTGGGGGCGGCACTTGAGTCGCATGCTCAACACTGAATTTTACTGTGACGCTGAATCAGCAGCCAGCAATGATCGCATACTGCGTACCACTAACAAGTGGATTCATGAGAACTATAGCCGCTTGTATGACACTGTGATGGTAATTCAATGGACCACTTGGGAACGAGAAGAATGGGAATACGAAGGCCGATGCTATCAAGTAAACGCCAGTGGTGTGGACATGGTACCACCAGAGCTTGAAGATAGATATCGTCAGTACATTTTAGACGTCAACTGGACTCAAAAAACAGATGAATGGCATAACAAAATCTGGCACTTGCATTGCCGGTTAAAAGACCTAAATGTACGACATTTATTCTACAGTGGCAACAGTACATTTAGTGATTTATTTAATCTAAGAGATTGGCAAGGGCATTACATTGAGCCATATTCAAGAGATCACAGTTGGAATGCCATACTTAAAAACAACGGATTCAAGCATGTGAATCCCAAAAGTTACCACTTTGGAGCCGATGGCCATAGATTTTGGTCGGAATATGTGTTACAATACTTGAAGCAACACAAACTTCTGGGCCGCCCTAATGAAATATCTACTGATTGATACTGCCAACATGTTTTTCCGTGCCCGACATTCGGCGCACAGGGCCAGTGATACATGGACTAAATTGGGCTTTGCACTTCATCTAACCATGATGAGCGCCAACAAGGTAGCCAGGCGCTTTGGTGTAGATCACGTGGTTTTCGCACTGGAAGGTCGTAGCTGGCGCAAAGACTACTACAAGCCCTACAAAGCCAATCGTGCTGTGGCCCGCGGTGCCATGAGTGAAACTGAAGCAGAAGAGGACAAGTTGTTTTGGGAAACCTATGATGAACTGACTAAATACTTGTCTGAGAAAACAAATTGTAGCGTGATTCGTTGCGCAACAGCAGAAGCGGACGATATCATAGGCCGCTGGATTGCACTACACCCCCAAGATGAACATATTATTGTCAGCAGTGATTCAGACTTCGTTCAGTTGGTTGCACCCAATTGTCAATTATACAATGGCATAAACGATCACCTGTTTAGTGTTGATGGCGTAACAGATGCCAAAGGCAACCAATTAAGTTTTACGATTGAAAGTAATTCAAAGATCAAAGTAGGCAAAGCCGACAAGAGCTTTGTGGCGCCGACTGATTATCAGAAATGGGTGCTGTTCATGAAATGCATGCGCGGTGATCCAGGTGACAATGTATTTTCTGCGTATCCAGGGGTGCGTGTGAAAGGCACAAAAAATCAAGTGGGACTTACAGAAGCCTTTGAGGATCGTGACAAAAAAGGATATTCTTGGAACAATCTCATGTTGCAACGTTGGTCTGACCACGAACAGGTTGAACACAAGGTGCTAACAGATTACGAACGCAACGTCACGCTGATTGATCTCACAGCCCAACCACAAGATATCAAAGATGTAGTAGACACAGTAATCTGTGAACAAGTTAGTAACAAAGACATAGGCATGGTAGGCGCACACTTCCTCAAGTTCTGTGGCAAGTATGAACTCACCAAGCTCAGTGACCAAGCTGAACCAATTGGTCGCTGGCTGAATCAAACATATCAAGGAGCATTGAAATGATAGTAGCAAAACCGGTAATTGACAATCAATACTGGATACTCAAACAAGATGATGAAAAAATTGGCAACGTTCAAGCTGTGGATGGTGGATTTGCTCTTACCATCCGCAACAAGGTTGCTAAATTTAAAACCATTCGAATGTTACGGCGACAAGCCAATATTGAATTTGCCGAACCAGAACATGTCACACCTATTCCAAAAGATCGTGTGCATGGTTATCCTACAGGTTGCCGAACACACAATGGCATGTGGAATGTGCAGTTAAAATTGCCGTTGTTTACAAAAACAAACAAATCAAAATCATGGTTTGCTGCCGGATGGTATTCGATCAAACAACATCGCAGTTGGAAAGTGCTACAGAATCCCAAACTGATTGTGCTAGAACGTTATACCTATCAAGGTCCATTTTACACTGAGGAGCAGGCACGTGACCAATCCGTTTCGTGATCAAGAAAAATTTATGCGAGCTTGTGACCAAACTGTGGACAAGTTCAACGAAGGACAATTTGCCTTGTATACTAATCTTATTACCGAAGAACATCAGGAACTGTTAGAGGCAACATTGTCAGAAGATCCGGTAGAACAGTTAGATGCATTAATTGACATTTTGGTTGTGACTGTTGGTGCCATCCACTCAATGGGTGCAGATGCCGAAGGGGCTTGGAAAGAAGTCATGCGGACCAACTTTGCCAAGATTGATCACGAAACTGGTAAAGTACGCAAACGTGAAGATGGCAAGGTACTCAAGCCCGTGGGCTGGACTCCTCCTGATCTCAAACCATATCTTAAAAAATGAGTTTACATATACATCGATTTATTGATTCCATCAAGGCACATGAGTCACGCAATCAACGTGATTTTATCATGACTCTTCGTGATGCCAAGGATCTGCATGCAGACATTACCAAACTATTAGTAACTTTAGAAGAACTACGTTCAAGCACCGCTACAAATTCCAATGAAGTGATTACGGTAGAACTCGCAGGTGGAAGCTTCAAAAACACCTAGTTTATTAGATAAATAAACTTGGGAGAAAATATGAGTAGACCCAAACCGCTAGTTCTAATTGAGCACACTGAGAAACAAACCTATAAGACCGAACAAGTATTGGCCTCTGAAGGTGTGTGGGCGGTCTTTTACGATCAAAAGCCAATCAATCTCAAGACTGGTAACATGCTCACGCAATATCCTGGCCCTAAGTACAAAAAAGTCAGTTTCTCAAATCCAGGTCATGCTAAAAATTTAGCAAAAAAATTAAATGCACAGTTCAAGACTGACAAATTCACAGTCATGCTGTTAACACAAGGGGAACAAGTGTACCCCAATGTTAACTAAACAACAGATTACCGAACGCATATTGATAGGTCTTCCGGAAGAAGACCGACTGACCTACGATGAAGCCTGCAAGTCATGGTGGATGAACTTTAGAGAAGGTGGCGGATTTAGACTGACCACGGCTGGATACATGGCCATTGGTGCTTGTGATTTAGAAACGTATGCATTTGATGCTCCTCCTGACTTGGTTGCCAAACCCAAACATTTACTGACCTTGGACAAAAAATTAGATTGTCCTTACTACATCAAAATTGGCAAGCAGCCACAGATCATTTTGTTTGGCAGTCAGCAGGCAGTGATGTTGGCCATGTATGGCGATCTAGAAAAGTGGTTGAAGTTTTTAAATCGCACTTAGTTTTTTAGCCAACTGTTCAACGTCTTGAATGTATCGTTGTTGTGTGCCAGTTACAAATTCATCAAGCAAAAAACTTCTTTGTTTTTGCAACCGCTCTTGGTATGGCGCAAGATTGATTTTTCCCAGTATGAGATCTTGATTTTTTATTATGGCCTGTTCAACTCGAATGTCATTGGGCATGCTATCATAGCTGGTGTCCACTAGGTCATCAAACATGTCAAACCCAAGTTCTCTACAGTCTTGTACAATACCTTGATGACCAATCACAATGGGCACTTGTTGTGCAATCATTGCCATCAATGTCTTTTCACTCACAATACCCGGTGGTTCATCATACTGTGTTTCGGTAACAATGTTCACTTGACATTTTGCATATATTGGCAGTAGTCGCATGAAGTTATCTTCATTTTCTGTTCCGCGATAGGTATCATATGCCCAGGCATCAAGTGGAATGTCGTTGCCGTAACTCAGCACACCATTGGGCCAATGTTGCAAGATGTCCACAGCACGTCGACGATGCAAGCACATGCGGCCATTGAGACATTGCCATGCTGAAGTTTTTGCATTTATTTGATTGGTCCATTGTGACTCACGAGCTCGAATAGTGGCCACAGTGGCCATGTTATGATTGCTAAATTCAATGAGATTTACTGGTCCTTGATAGTGCTTTTGTAAATTATGGCTCCAGTAAGTGACCAGCACACGATCGGCATTGGCACCATAGTGGCGTTCTACTTGTTCTAGTTCAAGTATGCGACCCTGACATGGTGTTATGAAATCTTGAAAATGCAACAACAGCAGTGTGTTGTGTTTGAATTCAATATTGGGCAACTTTAAAGGCCAACCAGTGTCTGGACGGTATGGAGGATCAAAGCAGTTGTAAACTGCATGAAGATCAAACCCCTGGCTGGTTAGCGTGTTGGCAAACAAAGATGTATAGTCCATGCCCTATTTACTAAGTAGATCTATGTATTGGAATAATCCTCTTGTGGAATTTCACTGGCCCAACAAACAAGATCCCATCCAGATCAGTTCAAATCAAGGCATGCATTGTTTGTTTTGGAATCCACACTGTGAATTTCGTCACTTTTCCACCAATCAACGATTGCACGATCTTTGTGAGTGGGCCAATCAGTGGCTGGAGTATGATGGGCCAGCAGGATTTCTGGCTGAACCACGCAATCACTATGACATTGCTAATCTTGTCAAGCTCAACATGTGGATACGAGACATACGAGCACAGGGCATTATAAAACCATTTTTGGTGCTGGATCAAGGCGATGGCACGTATCTTGCTGGCAATGGAGATTCACGACTGCGATGCTTGGAAAGATTGCCCGAAATACAAACTGTGCCGGGATTTATTACCACACATCACAGCCGCGCACACTTGTATTCAGACTTTGAACCAATCACAACCTTTGATAGATTTGCTGAACTGTGTGGGGCAGATCTGGGTCAGTTGTTTACTTTTAGATTTACAGATTCTCAAGCACCATACGGATTGTACTGGTATGAATTCAACAGTTCACGTACTAGATCAGTAACTCCCAGCGAATCACAGTGCTTGATTTGGGTTGAAAAATATTTCAAACAACATCCGCATGTGCGGATAAGTCCCGAGTGGTTTGATCAAGATATTGATTGGCATAATATCTAAATCCAGTTTTGACAATTTGTTTCCACTGCGGTGCCCGAGCCTGATCTGGCACAGTGAATTTCATCCAAGGCAATGAATCATTGCAATGTCCAGTGAATCCTTTTTTGGGCAGTATCATTGTTTCAGGCCAGTATTCCAAAAACTGTCGACGAATCAAAGGTTTGCCGCGTCTTAGGTGCATGGGAAGGCCAAGTGCAAACCGAATGATCTTAGGATGCACAAATGGCGAGCGTGGTTCAATGCCATGTGCCATGGTACAAACGTCAATACCACGCATGTCTATTGCACAAATTTGAGTGATGTAATCCATCAACAGAGTGGCTGGCTCTGCTTGACCTTGATGTGCATGTAAACATTGCTGCCACAGTTGTTGTGCGTGAGTGTCATTGCCAAATGAACTGTAAGGACTTGCACTTGTTTGTGTGGTGTATTCAAGCTGTGAGTAAACACCATATCCACCAAACAGTTCATCGGCGCCCACACCAGTAAACAACACACGTTCTTTGCAGTGTTGAGCAATTATCCACTGCCCAACAAAACTGTAGCTTTGAACTGGCATGAGTGTGCGACGACACACTTGCTCAAATGCATCAGCCCATTGCTGTTCTGTAACATCAATGTTGATGATTTTGTCTCGTTGACTGCCTTCCAACATGCGTTGAGATTGTTCACTCACTGGGTCTTTGCCCAGCATGTTGGTGGTATAATAGTGCTGACTTTGTGGAAGACTTTTTGCAACCACACCAGAGTCAAGCCCGCCACTGAATGTGCAGGCATAAGATGTTTCTGGCCGCATGTCAGTGATTACCCGTTCCCACATGGGTTGATATTCTTCCCATGCCTGGTCCAATGTTTGAATACTACTGGGTTTGGCCCATGAAAAGATACTGTCAATCACTGTGGTGTTGCCCGACTGATCATACATCACACCTGGCACACATCGTTCAATTCCTTGCCAAGGTGTGTTTTGCCAAATTGGATAGTGTTTGGTTGTGTAATCGATGTCTTGTAATTTTGGTTGGATGTATACCAAAATAGCTGCCACCTCAGAACTCACAATCAGTATGTTGTTGTCTTGATATCTGTACAGACATCTTTCGCCTTGTGGATCAGTGGCATATATCACTTGGTCGCCTTGAGCATACACCCACGCCCAAGGTCCTTCAAAGTATTTGAGTTTTTTTACTGGTGCGTCTTTTACAGCACGATACATCAGCTCAGTGTCGTTGCTGTAGGAACCAAACCAACGATAGTTGTAGATTTCGCCGTTGAATGCAAAAAAATCATCTGACTGCCGGTTGTAAAACTGTGTGTTGCCGGTGATATGCAACACTGTCTGCGCACAAAACACACGACCATGATGTTGGTAACAGGTAAAATCTGGCCCGCGATCTTTTAAAATTTCTAGAGCCTGGGTGTGCTTTTGTAGCGGTATGTCAGTGGTGCTTTTTACGTATAGAACACCACACATGTTATTTGATATGGTCTATAACAGCCGGCAACCAAGCGGCAAACTCTGCAGGCCAACGAGCACTCATGTCTTTGAGCACCTTTTGATTTTGTCTGCTGGCAGTAAGGCAACGATGTCGTAGTTC